CGTATGCCAATTTCCAACACTAGTAAAACTACAGTAACAAAAGGACGTAGGCCTAATTTTCAGGGCTAACGTCTTTATAACCAAGGAGATGAAACATGTCTACTACTCAAGCATTTCGTGGTTTTATCCCTGCTCGTAAGAAGGGCGGTTCTTATAACAATGAGGCCGTCACTGATATGATTACGCTTACCTCTACAGGTCAGGCGCAATCACCTAGTAACAACATTTTCACAGGCGATCCCGTCGTACTTCCAGGTGCGAACTTTGCGACGATCTCGCCCTTTATTGCTGCTACCCTAAAGCCTTCGGGCGTTTTCATGGGTTGCCAGTATGTTGAAAATGGCGAACAGAAGTTTGCTCGTTACTGGAATGGCGGGATATCTGCTACGGATATTAAATTCTTTGTCATTACTGATCCAGATCAGACCTATTACATTCAGTGTTCTTTGACGCTTTCTGCTGCTGAAGCGGCTATTGTCAAGAACTACAATGTAACGGTCAGTTCTACTGCTAGTTCAGGCAACACGGTAACTGGTCAGTCCAGCTACTACTTGCTTGCTGCTACTGGTGCTGAAACCGAGCTTGCTGCTCGTGTTGTCGGTCGCGCTCAGTATCCTGACGAAGGTAACAATGATGCCTATCCAATTGTCGAAGTTTGGCTTAACACCCATCGGGATCGTTATGTCACTGCTACGGCTTCAACGGCTTAATTAGGGAGGACTAAATTATGGCTATTAATAGAGCTAGTATTGCAAAAGAACTCCTTCCAGGTTTGAACGCCGTTTTTGGAATGGAGTATGGAGAGGTTAATAACGAACACGAACCTCTTTATGAAATTGAAAACTCTGACCGTGCGTTTGAGGAAGAAGTACTATTCACTGGGTTTGGCTCTGCGCCGACCAAGGGTGAGGGTGCTGCTGTTTCCTATGACGATGCACAGGAAAGTTACACTGCCCGTTATACGGCTGAAACTGTTGCTCTTGCTTTCGCAGTTACGGAAGAAGCAATGGAAGACAATCTGTATGACACGTTTGCCAAGCTTCGTGCGCGTGGTCTCGCTCGTGCGATGGCAAATACCAAGCAGGTCAAGGCGGCTGCGCTTTACAACAATGGTTTCGCTGATACCATTGGTGACGGCGCTGCGTTCTTCTCTGCTTCTCATCCTACCATTTCTGATGGTAATCAGTCCAATCTTCTGGGCGCTGCCGATCTTTCGGAAGCTACCCTTGAGACTTCTCTGACTGCTATTCAGAAGCTTAAAGATGATCGTGGTATTCTGATTGGTGCGAGTGCGATCTCGCTGCATGTTCCCGTTGATTCGTGGGCCATTGCAGATCGTGTTCTCAGCTCTCCTGGAAATACGCAGACGAGTGCAGCACAGGCAAACCCGAATACGAACGCAATTAACGCGACCCGTCATTTGGGTATGGTTCCTGAAGGCTACTACATCAATCGTCGGTTTACCGACACTGATGCGTGGTTTGTCAAGACGGATGCACCGAACGGCACGAAGATGTTTGTTCGTTCTCCGCTTCAGACGAAGATGGAACCTGACTTCGACACTGGCAACATTCGATTCAAAGCCCGTGAGCGTTATAGCTTCGGTGTTTCGGATTGGCGTGGCTGGTTCGGTAGTGCTGGTTAATTAAGCTAGAAGGGGAGAGTAGTTTAGTGCTGCTCTCTCTTTCTACTTTTTTCTAATAAAGGAAATAAATATGGCTACAAATATTAAAGTTGCCCAGAACGTAAGCAGTGATGGTGCCATTATTACAGGGTTTAGGTACGTAGATAGCAACCTTACTGTTGGAGCAAACGGTGGTGGTCCTATTCCTCAGACAACCCGTATTATGGCTATCCATACATATGCTACTCTTGCTGGTGAAATTGTTATTACTGGTTCTAATCAAATTACTAACAAGACTGCAAAGGGTACAGCCATCCGCTACAGAGTGGGTGCAACGGATTCAAATGACCAGTACATTGGAGATATGGGTGTAGGTGTTTTTGGCGTACTTAGTGTTGCCAACTCAGGCACTGGCACTATGACTCCTACGATTACTCTATATGTAGGCTAACATGCCTTCTTACGCTTATTTAAAAACCGACATTATCAATACAACTGAAAATGATTCGACAGAGTTTGAGGATCAGATTCCTAAGTTGATTGAAAAAACAGAGCTACGTCTTACTAAAGACTTAGACGATGTTGGTTTAGATGAGTATAGTGCTATTACATTTACAGCAGCTAATGCTAGTGTTGCACTTAATGACAGGGTTCGTATTGTTCGTAATGTAAACTATACAACAAGTGTTAGTGTAACTGGTGTAGCAGCCGCTTCAAAAGTAAATCTACTTCAAAGAACTTATGAATACGCTACAGACTATTGGCCTGTTGCTACATCTACGGGAACTCCCCGATACTATTCACGTAAAACAAATGGTTCTATTTATATAGTACCTACACCTACATCTACTTTGTCAGGTATAGTACAAACAGCGTCACGACCACTAGCTCTTGCTTCTGCAACAGGTACAAGTGTGACAACTTCAAATTATTATAGTGAGTATTGCTACGATGCTTTATTTTATGGTTGTCTTTTAGAGGCAACTATGTATATGAAAGATTGGAATACACTTCCAGTTTGGCAACAGCAGTATGAAAGCGCAATCACAACACTTAGAAATCAGGCACGTAGAACTCGGCAAGACGATATGGAAATCGCTGCTAGTCCTGCTGGTGGTCCTAATCCAGTTATACAAGGAGCAAGCTAATGTTACCAACAACAAAGAAAACTAACCGTAAAAAGAAAAAGGAAAAAGGCTTTCGCTTTATGGGAGTTGATTTTGGCAAGGATAGAACTAAGGGTAAATTAGAAGCTAAAGGTGGTGGACGATTAACTGATAAAGATAACTCAGCTATTGTTTTAGACAGTAAAACTAAAACCAAACGTAAAGTAAAAACAGCTAAAGCTGGTGGTCGTTTAACTGACAAAGATAATTCAGCTATTGTTACAGATGATAAAGCTAAACCTAAACGTAAAGTACGAACAGCTAAAAATGGCGGAAAAGTTTTAACAACAAAACAAAAACAATTAGATGTAAACAATGACGGCAAAATAGATAAAAAAGATTTTGATACAATAAATGCAAAGCCAAAGCCAAAGCCTAAGTCTAAACCTATGGATAATAAAAGCACAGCCAAAGTCTAAGCCGCCTGTTACTGATTCTACTAATCCTAAAACAGGTGCTACTCGTGGATCAGGTGCGCCAATGGTACCTGTTAAAAAAATGGGTGGCGGTAAAGTAATGAAGTATAAAAAGGGTGGCATAGTTTATATGAAAGGCGGCGGCATTATTAAAGCTAATAGTGGTGGTCAAGATATTGTTGACTCAGGCTATACTAAAGTATAATGGCTACAAGTCGCGCCAGTATTAGACAGCAGGTTACTAAAGGCAGTCGAAAGAAAAAGAAAAAGAAACCGCCACTTGGTTCTGGTAAACGATTTAAACAAACAGTTTCTAAACTAAAAAAACGTGGGGCTAAAAACCCTAAAGCTTTAGCAGCATACATTGGAAGAAAAAAGTACGGTGCTAAGAAATTTGCTGCGATGGCTGCAAAAGGAAGAAGGAGAAAAGCATGAGAAATAATTATCTAAGAGGACCACATACTCTGTTGAAGTATCCTCCTGACCTTGATGCAATCAATGGTAAGCCTACTGGTCAGGGATATGGCGCTGCACGTAAAGGTCCAGATGTTAAGGGTCCACCTCAAAATGTAGTAGTTGACTATTCAATAGATGAAAAAGTTATCTATACTGAAAAAGCAGGAGAGTAGTTATGGCTATTGCAGGAAGACTTGCTAAAGGTGCTAAAGCACCTACTCAAAAAGCATACGGCGGTAAAGTTATGAAGCGTATGGGTGGTGGAAATACAATGTATCGTAAATATGGCGGTAGTGTTGGTGAGCAGATGGTTGCTGCCTGTTATAAAGATAAGGGAGTATCTTAAAATGGCTAGAAAACCAGGAAGTGCTAAAGCAACAAGAGATAGAAAAATTGCAGAAAGAAAAGAATTACTA